GCGGCGGTTCTGGCCTATCTACGCTTGTTACCGGGTTGACCCCGTCGACAACTCTTATCAAAGCCATGATGGGCCAGGAAAGCGGCGGGAATAACGGTGCCGTCAGTCCGAAGGGCGCGATGGGTCTCATGCAGCTCATGCCTGGCACCGCTAAGGCGTTGGGCGTGAACCCGCATGATCCTGCGCAGAACTTGGCCGGTGGCACAGAGTACATGCGGCAGATGCTGGCCCGCTATGGTGGAAACGTGCCCGAGGCCCTGGGTGCCTACAACGCCGGCCCAAGCCGAATGGACGCCTTCCTGGCCGGTAAAGCCACGCTGCCGGACGAGACCAAGAACTACATTGCATCCGTGCTGGCTCGTACTGGCGCCACCGGAAGCGTGCAGGTTGGAAGCATCGTAATCAACGTGACGCAGCCGGGGGCTAGTCCAGAGCAGATATCAAATCACGTGATCTCAAAACTTCGTGACGAATCTGCTAAGCAAGTGCAACGCAATCAACAAGAGTGGGCGCAGTTATACGCTACCGGCTAGGAGGTCGATATGGGCAACGCAGAATCAGCAGCCTCAAGTCAGGCCGCTGCGAACGCGAATCCTGGGGCGTTTGGTTACCGCCCGCCACAATGGTCCTCTGGACCGGCTATGGTCAGCATCACTGTGGTTCCAGTACAAGGTTCTACCAACAGCCTCTCGCCAGCGGCACTGCCAGTTAACGCTAGTAACTATGTACCAGGCACGGAGGTTCCTGCTACTGGGCCGTTATCTGGTACACTTGGTGGTGGCCCTGGTGCGGTGAGGGGTAGTGGAAGCGCTCTTACGACTTACGTTTTTGACGTGGTATTGGAATTGGAGCACGAGCAGCGGCTGGAGAAGACGCGCCACCCAGTCCAGACCGGCGCCGACCTTAGCAGTCACGCGTACTTAATGCCACCGCGCGTCGTGATGTACGTTGGCATGAGCGATGCCATGGCCGCTTATGCTAGTGGTGCTAATAACGCGAATACTACCAGCGCGACACCGAACACGGTGACTCCCTTCAGCGGCGGCAGCACTAGCAAAAGCGTCAACGCGTATCAGACGATGATCACGCTGCAAGCTGCACGGTCGCCACTTACCGTTACCACGCGATTACGTACTTATACCAACATGCTCATTACTGCGATCAGCCCGCGCGAGGATTTCAAGACCATTACTGGCTTGAAGATGCGTGTCGAGTTCGAGCAGATATTCACGGCAACAACTTCTACGTCGGTTACCGGCAGTGCTTCAATAGCTAGTCTCAGTGCGGTTAGCGCCAGACCTGACGCGACGCAGCAAACCGGTTTGGGGCAGGTAAACTCCGGAGCATTGTCAAGCACCACAGCCGCGCAGTTCGCAGCGCCAGCAAGGGCTAGCGCCGCGTTCGGTGCAGGAGCACTTTCCAGCACAAGCAGCGGTTTTCACGGTTTTGGCGGCGGCGGTGGAGGTTTTGGCGGCGGCGGCGCTGGTGGAAGTTATTGAGTACGTTAGGCTACGTATTTAGCACGCGAACAGGATGCTAGCAATGAGCAATCAAACGGTGCCGCTGACCACGGCAAATAACCAAACCTTCGCCGTACAGTTGACGGTGAATGGGCAGCCCTTGACCTTGAACCTGGGCATATCTTACACCGCCATGGCCGGATACTGGCAAATGTCGGTGTCTGATGTGAACGGTAACTTGCTGATCGGCAGTGTGCCGTTGATTACCGGGGAATACCCAGCTGCGAACCTGCTTGCCCAGTACCAGTACTTACAGATCGGAAGTGCGTACTTACTAAATACAAGCGACTCATCTGCAGACTATCCTGGGCCGTCTAACCTACCGCAGTTCACGCTAGTATGGGGAGACAATGTTCCATGAGCTCACCATCGTCTGGAACACCGCTATGGGGGCAGGCTTGGGAACTCACTATCACCTGTGCGACATCTGGCGGTGGTTCGCAGAGCACGACCATTAGCTCTAACACTTGGGAACCAGAGGCCCTGCGAATCACGTTCGACGTGCTGCAGGCCATGAACACATCGCCGTTATGGTACGCTGATATTTCTATCTACAACCTAGACGATCAGACCGCGCAGAACATCGCCGTTAATGCTGCATGGGCAACGTTGAAGGCCGGCTTCCAATTCGGCGCGCAGATGTCCTCAATCATCTGGAATGGGCCGGTGTTCCAGGCGTTGTACACCCGTGAGGCTGTGGTTGACCAGAAGCTGACGCTGCATTGTGTTGTGTTCCCCGCTGTGTCGCCGACGGATATAGTCGGCTTTTCCATGGGCCAGTTTAGCAGCCAACAGAAGTTGGTCGCGCGCATGATTAGCGAAACAAACTTGCCAGCGGTGAGCGTCGCAGCCGGCACACAAGGGCCGGTGGCTGCACAGCGTATGACTGCCACGCAGTATCCGCGTGGCAACACGGTGTTTGGCAAGGTTAGCAAGTACTTCGCGCAGATCGCGGATGACAACGTGGTGCAGACCTGGACTGACGGTCTTAAGACCTACATTAGCGAGGTAGACTCTGGTGGCAGTGGTGGCGTGCAACCTGACCTCATCTACAGCCCAGCCTTCCCACCGGGCAGCACCGGTAACTCTAGCGGACTGCCGACAGGAACTAACCAGAGTATCATTGGCACGCCGCAGCAGATCCAGCAAGGTGTAACGTTTGCAGTGTTGTTGGACCCGCGCCTTCAGGTGCAATTGCCGCCGCTGTTGGTGCAACTCGTACGTACCCAGATCAGTCAACTAGAGCGCACACCCAGTCCGAACAGTGAGCTGCCGACGGCGTTGCAGAGCAACCTTACCTTCTTCGTAGCACAGGTGCGGCACTCTGGCGATACGCGTGGCAATGAGTGGCAGACTGAAGTGACCGGATTCTCGACGGCCTATGCGCAGAACCTCTTGAACCTTTACACGGAGTAATTTATGGGAAGCAGTTCGCCAGGTCCTAATCCGCTTTACGCGCTCACACCGGGACAGATCATCGCGGCCCAAAGCGCGCAGTGGCGTGAACTGCTACGCGGAGCGCTGGCTGATACGCGCTGCGCCTGCCCGGGATTCTTGACTGAAGACTTAAACGCGGACAAGCAGACAGTGACGGTACAGCTGGCCATCCAAGAGCGTGTGCGCGTGGTTCCGCAGGCGGCCAAGGCTGCGGCCGCTGGTGGACCGCCACCCAAGGTACTGCAGTGGTGGGACGTTCCGCCGATAGTGTATGTTCCCATCATGACCCCACGCGGCGGCGGCTACTCCGTTACATTGCCCTTGAAGAAGGGTGACGAGGGCATGGTAATCTTCTGCGACGCTTGTATTGACAACTGGTGGGTCAACGGCCAGACCAACAGCCCGGTGGCCGCCAACACCGGCGCGTCATCAGGGTCGCAGCGGCAAAACGAGGTACGTCGGCATTACGTGCATGACTGCGGCTTCTACCCAGGCCTGTGGAGCCAGAAGAACTTATTGACGGGCTATTCCGCCGACTCGCTTCAGATTCGCAGTGACGATGGAACTACAATCATCGACGTTTCGCAAACAGATGGCGTTACGGTAACCACAGGCGCCACCATCCAACTTATCGCCCCCGCCATCAACGCCAACGCCGATGCTGGTACGCCACAAGCACTTATGACAGACACCTTCTACCAGTGGTACAAGACGAACATTCAGCCATTCCTGGTTAGCAAAGGCTACGTAGGCCCGGCCATTCCGTTGACGGGCTGTGAAACCACGGTCCTGAAAGGACAGTGATATGGCCAGTATAGCTTACCTTCAACTCGATGCGCAGAACGACCCCATCTTCGCCGACGGTACGTCGCTGACGAACGGTGCTGCCGTGGCCCAGGCAGTTTTGACCAGACTTCGACTGTTCTTGGGTGAGTGGTGGGAAAATTTGAACCTGGGCTTGCCGGTGTTTCAGCAGATGCTGGGGCAACTCGGTAGTCAGCGCGGACTGCGGGCGATGCAACTGGCCATACAGCAGAACATCACCGGGTTCACGCCATATGTCACCGCGGTTACCAACGTCGAGGTCGGTTTCATCAACGGGCAATTGTCATACACGGCGAACGTGCAGACTATCTACGGCCCAGTCACGATAAGCAACGTTCCGGCGCTCGGCGCCGTCATCGCCAGTGTAAGCTGAGAAAGGCGGCTTGAACCAAAGTGTCCACACCTCCTTATGTGCCGCCCTTCGTAGGCCCGGCCGGGTTGACGGTCGCTAGTTACGCTAGCATATTCGCCGATAATCTGACTGCGTATCTCAACATCTATGGCCAGAATCAGTATGTGGCTCCGGATGCTGCCATCTATCAACTCTTGAGTATCTTAAGCCTCAAACAGGCTGACCAGAACAATGCCTTGCAGCTTGCCTATAACCAAAGCTCGCCGTTCACAGCTGTAGGTGCTGGACTTGATCGATCTGTGAAGATGAACGGCTTAGTCAGGCTGCCCTTTACCTACTCCACGGCGCCTCTCACCTGCGTGGGCACAGCCGGGTTGCAGTTGGTGAACTGTTTCGCGCAAGATCAGGTAGGAAATCTCTGGGCATTGCCATCGCCGACAACCATCGTAGGCGGCAGCGTGGTCGTTACCGCCACCTGCACCACGCCTGGAAACATTACGGCAGAGCCGGGTACCATCAACATCATCGCCAGCCCAGTTAGCGGCCCATCTGGCACCTGGTCTAGCGTCACTAACGCCTCGGCGGCAGTGGCTGGTGACCCAGTAGAACCGGACAGCGCTCTTCGTGCGCGTCAAGCAATCAGTGTGGCGCTACCAGCGCTTACACCGATCGCAGCTACGGTAGCGGCAGTATTAGCCACACCCGATGTAACGCGCGTAGCGCCGGGTTATCCTACGCCTGGTGGTCCTGGCAGTTCCATCGAGAATCCTACGGGCGCGACAGACAGCTGGGGCAACCCGGCACATAGCATTACTATCGTTGCCGAGGGTGGAACTGATGCGGCCATAGCCCTGAGTATCTACCTTAAAAAGACCATCGGCTGCCTCACCAATGGCACCACGTCTTCACTGGTGACTGACCCTAACACAGGATACCAAGAGACGATCAGCTTTTATCGTCCAATGTATGTGCAGCCTTTCATCGGTATGTATTTGCACGGCTTGACCGGCTTCAGCCCAGCCACCGTAACCGCGGTGCAAACGGCGTTGGTGGCGTACCTTAACTCGCTTGCGATAGGCGAGGAGGTAGTTTACTCCTCTCTCTACATCGCGGCCGGCAGCGTGATGCCTAATGACAGCCAACCGGAGTTCAGCATCAAGGCAGTAACCTTAGGCAGCACGACGCCAGGCGGTTTGTTCACCGTTGTGCCCGGTTCCACGATAGGAACTGGGTACCTGGTAAATGACGTGCTGACTGTGGCGGGCGGCGCAGGTGGTACCGTGACGGTTACCAGCGTGAACGGCGGCGGCGGAATTACCGGTATCAATCCGCAGGTCACGACGCCAGGTACCGGATACGCAGTCGCGAGCGCCGTGGCTACTACGGGCGGCACTGGCTCCAACGCGCACGTCAACATTACAGCAGTACAACCAGCTGGAACAAGTGATCTCAGCCTTTTGTTTTACGAGGCCGCACAAGGCCTTACATATAATGTCGTAGTGGCGGCGGTGTAGCGATGCCGAACCCAGGATATGGAACAAGCGGCTACGGCCAAAGTGGCTATGGCAACGAGCCGATAGAAATACTGCCGATCGGTTATTACACGGCGTTATTGACAAGCCAGTATCAACCGCCAAGTAGTCCAAAGCTTAATGCCTTGCTTTACGTACTGCTGAAGAAGTTTGACGATGTCTCACAGTGCTTGGTAAACTTCGACACGGCTTTCGATCTTGACTCAGCCATCGGGCCTCAACTAGACGAGCTAGGCGCCGTTGCCGGAGCTTCTCGTACGGTAGGATTTAAGCCGTCAGGCGGTGTCAGTTCGATACTGGATGATACTACTTATCGTATCTATATCAAGGCCAAGATCGCGCAGAATCAATGGGACGGTACAATCACAAGTCTCTATTTCATTTGGAAGTACCTATTTCCTGCTGGTGGCATC